TCTTTTAATGTTATACCTCTTATATATGATGTGGGCATAAACTCTAGTATGTCTTGATATTTAGCAAGTTCGTATGGGTTCTCTACTTCAGGAAACAACTCATCGAATAATGAATAATATGGTTCTGTATAAACAGACATTTTCTCTTCCTGTGAACCAGGTAAGAAACCTATGTCTCTTGTTGGTAACATAGAACGCACGATGACAACTTTCGTCTGTTCTACTCTTCTTGAAAGGACTGCTTTCATCGCAAGGTAAATCATTATAAATGTTTTTCCTGTACCTGCACAACCATGCAACATTAAGTTCTTATCATTTTGAAATGCGTCAAATGTTTTGCTTTGATTGACTGTCATTGGTTCAATATTTTTTAATGATGTTTTAGTTAAACACTTTGCACGAACTGGTACTTTATTTTTACGTTGTCTTGACATGAGTTCTCCTTTTGAATGTGTCACCATCTTATAAGGTCATCAAATCTCATCATCAGTGTTTATACGGACACTTGCCTCCTTTCTCTTTTTCTTGTTTAAATCCTAGCGTCTTCATTGCTATTCTATATGCCTTTGATCCTCTCCATTGAGTATTCATTAGATAGAATGCTTCTCTGTCTCTCTCTACATCAGCATCATTTGCTAATCGTATTTCAAGAGGTAACTTCTTTCTTTGAATTGGTATATGTGTAACTAGAGGTTGACCGAACTTCATAGCAAACTGTACACCTCTTCTCTTAACGAAAAAGAACATATTGCTTTCGTGCCAATAGTCAGTGTTAAGTATTCCAGGAACTGCCTGCATACAATCATTAAATTGAAATGTAGGATCAATCAAAAGAGTACTCCAACCTTTGGGTGTCACTATTCTCCATGGTGTCTCTAACTTGAGAAGTGCAGTACACCATTCTGCAGGTAACTCATCTATCATCGTTGAGTATTGAGACGGAGGGTGTGTCTTCCAACTAGGAGATATATCTTCTCTCTTATGAAATTTACGCCAATCACCTACGTCTTCTGCAGTGTAACCTAGTCCCATTAGATATGCTTGTACTTGTTCACTGTCAGGTTCTAGTGTTTTAATTTTTGTATGGTCTCCATTAGCATATTCTGGATCACCGTAATTATAAGAAGAACCTTCTGAAGAAGTGTGTGCTAATACTTGTTTACCATCTAGAGTAGTACTAAGAACACTGTTCGCCCAAAAAGGCACAGTGTAACCTAGCGTAAGAATATCTTGCATACCAGGACAAGTTTTGATTGTGTGACCCCATGTATCAAAATCTGGATGAATTCCATGAGGTATACCTTTTGCCATTGCTTGACCTTCTTTATGTTCTAGCAACTGTTCATCAGTAGTATCTGTCTTAGGTAAGTCTTTGTACCACTTAGGCATAAATCTAGCAGTAGGTTGAACTGGTGCCCACTTATCCATACCTGTAATATGCGAATAGTATTCTACTCTAGGGGGCGAATAACTCTTCGTTGATAACCATTGAGCAAAGTCGTAAATTAACTCTCTCACTTCTTTTTATTCCTATGTTTTTGTAAAATATTTTTTGTCTTTACTTCAGCGATAGATTTAGAACGATAACTGTCTAGATTAGAACCTGGATTCTTTTCTGCTATCTTAGACATAACTTCTTTGAACCCACCAGGAACTTTATCTCTAATAGATACACTTCCCAATATCGCAGGAGCAGTAATCACTTTATCTAAGTGAGGATTTGTTTTTTGAAAATCATCAAGTTCAGTATATGACATGAAGTGGTCTTCAACTTCTCCGGTTGCTTGATTAATAAAACTGTATGTAGGCATAATGTATTATACTCCAATAATATTATTTAGTTAGTGCATTTGCTTACGCTTGAGTTCTTCCATATAATTAATTACTTTTTGCCAGTAATCTTTGAACCAAGGGTCTTGTGCGTTATGCTTTGCTTTATATAGATATCGCAGTCTGCGATTGATTGTTGGAATATTCATACCAATACGGAACCTCTCTTTTTCTCCAGTTAGCAAAACCTTTCTTTGCTTCCATATAGAAATTGCGATATGCAGAGATACTATCATCTTCAACCATGCACTGCGGAAACTCTTTCATTGCTTGTGGTGGTTCTACAAAAGGTGTATCTGCAATATTCTTAGGTGGGGTTTTTAGAATTTCGTGCAGTAGCGTATAACTAAGGTGTTCGTTTTCGTATCGTAACTGGAACTCTTTATACAGTTCGCACCAAAGGTCGTACAACCATGTGTAGTGAGAAACAGACTGCCTAACCCAAATAGCACTAGGATGGTTGACATGACACGCTTTATATATTGTATTCTCTTCATTAGGGTTATTCAAACGCCAGCGTTTGACTTTTCTATTATTCTTACTATAAGCAGTATATTCTTCACCGTCTAAGACCCTATGAGCGGTACTCATAAGTTGAGCGTACTCAACAAGCATTTTAGAAACGTGTTTATCAACGTGCCATTCTGCACATTGCTTTGGGTCATTGTGTAGGTAGAATATATTCATCACCAAGGTCCTCGCATATTGAAAGTTCAAGATAGATAGAATCCAGATACATCATCATATCATTCATTTGATAGTGTACTTGTATTAATATCACACATATTATAATAAGTAAAGCAAAAATTACAGATAGTAAAACTTTTACCATTTGTCCTCTAACTTCTTTTGAAGTTTACGCCAACGCTTTACTGCTTCTTTTTTTCTACGTTGTTTTTTCTCAGATGGTTTTTCGTAGAATGATTTTTGTTTTAGTTCTTTGAGAAGACCTGACTTCTGAACTTTACGTTTGAAAATCTTTAGTGCTTTCTCAATGTTACCATCACGAACAGTAACTTCTAGACCACCATCTTTAGGTTTATCTTTCCAGTTACTTCTTCGTGGTTTGTTGTAATTGTTATTAAATGTTCTCATACTACACACTATACTCTAGTTGTTTACATTTGTCAAGTCTTTTTATGGCAATAATCATTCGGCGAACTTTATGTGAATTTGATTAGGGTCTTCTTCTATTCTTGTCAATAAGTCTTGTTCATATTTATGAAAGTTCATGGCAATAGTAATTCTATTCTTTTGCATCAAATCACTATCTTGATATTTACCTTTTCTAATATATGGCACCGAATGCATCATATAACCAGGAAATATAATCAAAGTTCCTGCCGTTGCAAATTTCTCATGCAATCTCTGCGTAACTTCTGTTTCTCCACCAGGAGTATTATCGTATCGACTTTGTACTGTATAATAGTTAGGATTATGAAAGCAAGTAGGTATAGTATCATTTGTTACATAATAAACTGCACAGACTTCATGCACACCATGATGATGTGCTTCTTGAAAGTGATGACTTTCATCATACTTGTTCCACCAACATTGAGTAACTTTATTCGGTTTAGAAGGTTCGTACCAACCAACCTGAACCATGTATTGATTGACTGCTTCGTTAACTGCTTCTAAAAAGTCTGAATGACGTTTTGTGAATTCCATTGACAAGGCATCATTCTCAAAAGATGTTTTTACTTTACAGTCCCAAACTCTTGCGCCAGTATGTTCATCTATGTCTGATGATAGGTTTTCTATTGTTTCTTTAATTTTATCATTGTCTACTTTTTCTAGTAAACTCATCTCACCTATGGGGTGAGGAAATACATAATCAATATTCATCATAATATTATCCACTATATTTTGTCTATGTTATCGTCATCTTCTTTTACGATATCTGTTCGTACTCTCTTCATGTCTCTTGGAATTGAACCGTCATTTCTTCGTATTACTTTATATTCATCTACAGTTAATATATCTTTTAATCCCATATAGTCACCTTCAAAATAACTTGCAGATATTGTGTAATTTTCAAAATTTCTTACATGAACAACTCTAGCAAGTGATCCATGCTTTCGGCGGTCGTGAGGTTTAATAACTTCAATCACATCACCAGGAAATAGTTTTGATGTTTTTGGATATCTCTTATTACCATAGTAGACATGAGTTGCTTCATCATCAACTTCATCTTCTAAAATAAACTTGAGACCTTCTTTCTTTAATGCTTCTCTATCAATATATCCTTGTTGGTCAAGTGCTTTCATATTTTTTCTAGATATTTCAGCAGGTACATCTTTTAGCATTGCCGCCATAATATCACCAGGACTAATGACACCAACCTTACTAATAACATCACCTCTCGTAGTGGTGTTCTGGTGTCTACTACCACCGACAACATATTGAGTATCGCCTTTAGGAGTTATTTTTCGTTGCGTCTTTTCGTAATCTGATTCCGACATTTTTCATCCTCTTATATAATATAATAGTATTTATACGATTTGTCAAGTTATAAATAATAACATAGTATATATATCGAGGTTAGAATGACAAGAAAATTTTCAGATATCAAAGATGACTTGTTTATTGAACAAGCGAAAGAACTCAATGAAGGTGTATACGATCCAGGTATCTTCAAAGCATTCTTCTTAGCAGGTGGTCCTGGTTCTGGTAAGTCATATGTTCAGAAAAGAACGACTGGTGCTAGAGGTCTTAAAGTAGTAAACTCAGATGATATATTTGAGAAGTTACTGAAAGACGCTGGTATGGAGACTGTACCTAAAGATATCTATTCAGATAAGGGTCAAGCACTTCGTGGTCGTGCAAAAGAAATAACTAAAGCAAGACAATCAAATTTTCTAAAAGGAAGATTAGGTCTAGTTATAGATGGTACTGGTAAAGATATTTCTAAGATACAGAAACAAGCAGGTGCCCTCAAAGGATTAGGTTACGATACTTATATGATTTTCGTAAACACTAGTGAAGAAGTCGCACAAGAACGCAATCAGCAAAGAAAGCGTACTCTTGCTAGAGATGAAGTTACAAGAATGTGGAATGAAGTTCAAAAGAACATCGGTGGATTTCAATCACTATTTGGTCAGAAAAACTTTATCATTGTTGATAATAATGAAGCAACAGATGTATATCTCAGTTCGGTTTGGAAACACGTTGGTAAATTAGTTAAACAAAAAGTAACTAATTATATCGCTAAAGCATGGATCGAAAATGAACTAAAAAAGAAAAGAAGATAATTATCTTTCTTTATATCCATTCACTTCTTCTACTAAACGCTTTTCTAACTCTGCTACTGTGAATTGATTTTCACGATAGCGTAGAGGATTGCCTTCGTACAGATTGATTGCAAAAAGTTTATTTAGAAATTTCATCATAGTCAATATCCTTTCCTAGCATTAATGATTTTGCTTCTTTATAATATCCCATTCTAGATAATTCAGATGCCGCTCTTGCTCTACCAGCGGATTCAGTAAACGCACATACTGATACTAATACTGCTAAAAAGACCGCTCTTATTTTTGTACAAATTTCACAAGTAAATTCATAACTATTGTGTAATGCTACACCTATTGACATTAGGTTCTCCTCCCATTTAAATATGATTGATAATACGAGATACAGTCAGCATCTTGTAAATGTTTAGTGTCGTTTGCAAATTCTGTTCTTATAAACCTGACCATATCTGCATTGGTAGGTTTAGGTTCAAATAATTGTTTGATCCATGTTACTATAGTCTTCATTTTATTCCTCTATGCACGCCAAAGTGCTTGACACACTATCTCAAATGTGTTATACTATGTTTCTAGTTATGTGAAAAGTGTAAATCAGTGACCCAACTTACGCAACTATATATACAATGAAACGCCGGAAACGTCAGTATTACTGATGTTTATTTGGCAGAACAGATGTGACAAAATTGCACATATACATAGTACTATAATATAATGGAGACAGTATTGAAAGTCAGATTAATTAGTTACAGTCAACCACATGAAAATGAACTTTATGTAGGTCAAGACGTACAAGAACTTATCGCTTATTGCGCCAGAGTTTCTAACCCATCAAATCAACTCAATGAAGACACATCGGCAAAACTGTTGTCGTATCTAGCAAAACATAAGCATTGGTCACCTTTTGAAATGGTGTCTGCTTGTTTAGAGATTGAGACAACAAGAGATATCGCAAGACAAATCTTACGGCATCGTAGTTTCTCTTTTCAAGAATTCAGTCAACGCTATGCTGATCCCACAACAGATTTAGAATTTGTTCGCAGAGGTGCTAGATTACAAGACCCTAAGAATAGACAGAACTCTATTGATGCGGCGCCTCAGTCTATACAAGATATGTGGGATATGAAGCAACAAGAAGTTATCGCAAAGTCTAAAGAAGTATATGAGTGGGCGATTGAACAAGGCATTGCTAAAGAACAAGCAAGGGCAGTTCTACCAGAAGGTTGTACAATGTCTAGAATGTATATGAATGGAACATTACGTTCATGGATGCATTATATAGAATTAAGAAAAGAGAATGGAACTCAACGAGAGCATATGGCAATCGCAGAAACTTGTGCAGAAGTTATTGCAAAAATATTTCCACTTGCTAAGGAGTTGTAGTGAGTAATATAGTATCTATTTTTCCTAGTGCAATTTACATAAAAGATACTCGCATTGATACTAGTGATATGCTACAGGTTTGCTTAGATATTGAAAGTGAAGACCATGGTCTATTACACGGCGAAGCACAAAGCACCTTCACAACTGAAACTAACATCTTAGAGCATTCATCTTTTTCTTTAGCAAAGTCTGTCATCACATCTGAAGTGCGAACCTTTGCAAAACAAATCGGTATCAATATGAAAGATGTGAAGTTAGGTAGAAGTTGGTTCAATATTCAAAAGCAAGGTTCTACTATAATGCAACATAATCATAGACGCTCGGTTATCAGTGGAGCATTTTATCTTCACGCTGATAAAGATGCGGCGCCTATCACTTTTGCTAATCCGCTCATGGCACATAAGATGTACGAACCATCTGTAGGAGGTAGTACAGATTACGATGTTGAGTTTATAAATATATCAGCAGAGACAGCAAAACTGGTTCTGTTCCCATCTTGGTTAGAACATTATGTAGGATACAATAATTCAGACATGAGAGTTACACTTTCTTTTAATTTTTCTTAGGAGTTTCAGATGATTAAAAAAATAAAAACATATTTTAAAAAGTGGATTGCTGATATGGAAGAAAAAAACAAACCTGTTGGGTATCTCGGTCGAGATTTATCAAAAAATAATTTAAAATAAATTACAAGTCATTGAAATGCAACAGTTTTTTGTTGCATTTTTTTGTGGATTTCCCTTGACATTGTGGTAAACATCTGTTATATTATATAAGTAAGATGAATTGAAACAAAGAGAGGTTATTATTATGGCGTATATTTCACAAGAAAAGAAAAAAGAACTTGCTCCTGCTATCAAAGCAGTTGCCAAGAAGTTTGGTATGAAAGTTACTATCGGTATCAACAACCATTCTTCTTTAGTTGTTCGTGTTAAAGAAGGTCCTTTACAGTTCGATGACTATGAGCAAGTCAATGTGTATCATGTAGAAAAGTTCTACGGTACTGGTACTAAGCAGACTGCATTTCTAGAAGAGATGGTTACTGCAATGAAAGGTGAAGGTTGGTTCTGCGATGACGATGCAATGACTGATTACTTCCATCGTTCTTATTACACCGACATCCACATTGGTCGTTGGGATACCCCTTACATTCAAACTGCCGCATAAGGAGATTTATAATGCGTATCAAAGGTGCAATGACAGTTCTAAACAAACGTGCAGAGTTTTTCGGCACTACTGTTGAAGAATTAGTTCAATGGATAGACAATGGTTTCGATGAAAACCATACTACACTTGTGGCATATGAAGTCTACAAGATGGATCAAGGTTATCGTTGGTCTGGTGAGAACTTTGAAACATGGGTGAAAGCATGATAAGAAAAAAGAAATCGAATCCTGAAGTAGTTTTTGACCTGACGGGTCCTCAAGGTAATGCCTTCTTCTTGTTAGGTCAAGTAAAGTCGATTGGCGAGTATCGTGGGTTCTGTGCTACGCAGATTAAAAATATCTGTGATGAAATGACTTCGGGCGATTATGAGAACTTAGTCAGTGTGTTTGACAATTATTTCGGTGACTATATAATACTAGAAAGGTAAAGGTGGAAGGTTAAAGTTTCTTTTGTTTCTGAAAAGGGGACACCCTATATAGACATCAGTTATAGACAATCCATACTTACCACGGTGAAAGTAACGGTAAAAGATTATTTTCACTTCCACGCAACTCTTGCCGTCAAGACACTTGACAATTCCATAGTAATATAGTATAGTTAAAAAACTAATCGTACACACTGTCGCACAAGGAGATAACGATGCGGTACTTGAAGAAGAATGAAATGTTTATTGATAATTTTCCCACTTATAATTTTCGTGGTTTCGTGTATAACCCTAATACTCATGCTGGTAAAGTTTACCACACAGTAGTAAAAGACTGTCGATTTGTGATTGACCTATCTGGTCCTTCGAATGCAGTCTTCTCTAGAAAAGAATTCATTGATAATGTGAATAAAGTTCTGTTGCAAAAAAGATGGCAACATTTAAAAAAAGTACTTGACAAAGTATATTAATTAGTGTATTATGTAATAGTAAGATGAAATTAAAGAGAGGTTCTAAATTATGAAACAAGTTACTATAGAAAACATTAACGACTACATCGACTATATCATGGATGATTATGTTGATTGGTGTGGTAAAGCAAACATCGGTTCTACGCAAATGAGCGAGACTAAGTATTTTGCTGAAGAAGGTCGTAATTACATTAAGATTGTTCACAAGAAGATGGGCGGTCAGAGTAGTGTTCATTCATTCATCGTCAAGAACGCAACGAAGAAGTTCGGTGTTGGTGATATTCTTATGGCGGCATCGTGGAAAGCACCTGCTACAAACTTTGCGAGAGGCACTATCTTTGATGCTGAGACTTGGACTGGACGACTACGATGGACTGGAATTATGTGATGCAACTTGAACTATTAAAAAAATATTTGAAAATGCTTCTAGCAGAAGTTGCAAAAACTGAAAAGCAAATTGAAGAAGAAAAACTAATCAAGGAATTCAACGATAACTGTGAATAATAAAGATGCATTTTTATGTGGATTTCTCTTGACAATGATAACCCTTTATGGTATAGTATACCTATAATGAAAAAGGAGATGTTATGAAAAAACTAGTATTGACGTTTGCCGCTCTTGCGATGATGACTACTACTGCTACTGCAGACCAGTGGAAACTTCCTGCAAAGAGTATATTCAATGATAGCAATGTTGCACTTCAGTTACCTGAAGAGTTGAATTACTTTTTGAAAGGTGGCATTAATGTGAACAATGTTCTTGGAGCAGTTATCGGTACTGTGATTGATCCTCGTGGTTATCACGGAAGTGCTTACCCTAATGGAAAGCGTCCGAAACTAAATTATAAACTCGGTAATATGGGAACAGGTAAATGTTATCCAGATCCAAAAGGCAATGGTATTTACTGCCCTTAATATTTGTTCTGTCTGGTTGCACTACAACAGAACTTGCAATCGATATGTATCAAAGTTGCAAGTACCGAGATAAGTGTCCAGTTGAGTTAGTTGGTGATTGGTTAAGTGGAAAGTAGTTATGGATGCACCGTGTGATTTTGAACAAGCAATAGAAACTAATTGGCAACATACAATAGAAAAAGTTTCTAATATAAACCGAAAAGTTTTTCCTTACATAGATGACACTCGTAAGTGTATTATGAAAATGGATGTAACTATCAATGGAGTTGAACATTACACCTCTGGTGATTATGTCTTCGGTCCTGATGCTACAGAAAACTATGCTTGTGAACAAGCAACCATCAAAGCAAAGAAACAAATTATATCTAAAGTTTCTCCAGAAGTTCTGACTTCGAAAACTGAAATGAATTGTTCAGTACGAAAAACAGAAGAACCTGTATTGGCACAGTCTGACACATTACCGACACATACACCAGCACCACAACCTGAGGTGAAAGTTATAGAGCGTGTGATAGTTGAGAAACGACCATCAGTAATTGTTGAAAGACGAACACAACCTACCATTACTTTTATTCCAATGACTGGTAATAGTGGGTACATTCAAACTAATCCTGTTGACAAAGTTATATCAAGTATGGTAGAGTTGTTAATAGGTCAAAATAATTATTAGGAGTAGATTATGAAATATGTGATAGGATTTATCGTGGGTGTAGTTGTAATATACAACTTTCCTGATTTGATGACAAACATTAATCCAATCGATTGGTTTGTCGATAGTGGTCTTCGTGACCAGACTGTAGACGTTCTAGAAGGAGTGAACAAGTGAAACAGTTTTATATAATGCCTGCCGCCCTACTCGCACTCGGTGCTTGTAGTAATACCAATGTAGATACTGCAAGTATAGCACCACCTACTGTTGCTGATGTTGCATCGTATGAGTACAAATCAAATGTTGTAAAAGATAATGTTGATGTAATCCCTAAGTGGTTTACTGAGATGCCAAGTGATGATAAAGCAATCTATGCAGTCGGCACTTCGGTGACACCTGATTTACAACTCTCTGTTGATATGGCAACAATGTCTGCAAAGACAACTCTTGCTGACCGCATCAATGGTCGTGTGAGTAGTCAAGCAAAATCTTTTATCTCAAAGATTGGTTCAGATGAAACTGATACTGCAGTCTTATCAGAAGTAGAAAAGGTTACTAAGAACCTTATTGCTGATGTTGATGTTGCTGGTTACAAAGTATCAGAAAGTAAGATTGTATCTAGTGGTACACAGTATCGTGCTTTTATCTTACTTGAGTATTCAGATATAGAAGCACAGAAAATTCTTCTTAATCGACTTCGTAAAGACCGTATGTTGCTTTCAAAGATTTCTGCAACGAATGCATATCAAGAACTTGATAGTGCAGTATCAAAAGCAGAAGAAAAAGTAACTGCAGAGAATGATGTTATCACGGAGATTTTAACACAATGAGTAATCAACGTCCTGGAAAATATCAGAGCAAAGCAATGTTCAATGACAATGGTTCAATGCTTCGACAAGTAATCAACTTTGCAAAAGAAGCAGAGAAACTACTAGAAGAAAAGGGCGAAGAAGATTCCGCCTTTTACTTCGGTCAGTTGAAAGACTGGTTAGTAGATAATCCCGGTAAGGGTTTTAATGAGAAGACCCATAGAATATTGGGACTATGACGGAGTGTAGGTCAGTCTGGTAGACCACTCGCTTTGGGAGCGAGATGTCGGAGGTTCGAATCCTTCCACTCCGACCAACTATATATTATTATATGGAGATAATATGGAAGAAGTATATACCACTATGGATATTATGAAGCGTGATATCCATGAATTAGAAAAACAGAAATACGATTTGATAAAGAAGAATGAAGCACTTCGTATTGAAAATGAAAATCTGAAAAGGCAGTTGTTTGAAAGCACTTCATCTGGACAGAATTTCTTAACTGAGTAGGTATCTTATCTACCCGTAGTTCAGTTGGATAGAACAACGGATTTCTAATCCGTAGGTCGTGGGTTCGAATCCTACCGGGTAGGCCAACTCATATTTTGGAGAACTAAATATGGAAGATAGAAAAAAATTAAATGATGTTTTCTTGACCGAACCTATTGGCGCTTTTGAGAGCGACAGATACACAGATAATGAAGGTATCAAACGATGGCGAGATACCGACCAACCAATTGAAAGCGAACTAGAGCAAAAAGATTGGGATCCGAAACAGATGGAGTTTAATTTTGATTTATAAAGTTTATGATAATCTTTTTGATAAAGATACAGTAAGTAGATTTCTTGCAGATGCTAAGTCAGAACATTATGATATAAACTGCACCGATGATAATAATCATTTGTCCGGTGCTAGTTCTGCAATGCATAATCATTCATATACCTTCAGTAAACTATCTGCAATTATAGATGATAAGATAGAAGAGGTTGCAGAACTAGACCTTTATGATTGTCACTACAACGTATTCTTTGAAAGAGAAGTTACTAACTGGCACGTTGATAATAATAATGAAGATTCCATAACACTTATTTACTATTGTAATTCTACTCCAGATAAAGAAGGTGGTACTGAAATCTACGATCCTGAGACACATCAAGTCACAAGTATTCTACCAGCGCCTGGACGTATTATGATTATGCGAGGAAACTGTTTACATCGTGCAACTTCTTTTCGTGGTAGTAGAAGATTTACAATCGCATACAAGTACAGACCTTTCAGTCCTGATGGTATTTGATGGCCGTGGATTTCTTTAGAATTGACGACAGAATATATCAGCAAAGTTTAGACTGGTTACATAATTATATTGATGCTAACTGCATAGTCAGAGACAAATACATGAAAGGTAAAGTTCCAGGTACAAGTTATTCATGGTGCTTCTATCTTCGTAAAGGTTTGTACAATCCAGAGTTCAACAAACACATGACAGTTTGTTTTCTAAAAAAGTTTGCAAACGAACTAGGTCAATTTCAACTAGGTGGTATGGAGACTGCGGCAACGCCAATGGTTACTGCCATACCAATTTATGCAAAACAATTATTGAATGTTGATATTCATTCTTTTGTATTTCGAAAGGCGCCAAAAGAATATGGACTAGAAGAACCTTGGGAAGGCACGCCAAATGATTTGCCAATTATATTGTGTGATGATTTAGCAAACTCAACAATGTCTCTTCGTAAAGCATCAGACATTTGTAGAGATTATAATATGCCGAAAAAGAATAGAGCATTTGTTATAGTCAATAAAGTTAATCGTGACTATTATGATATGGGATTGCCAGAAGAATACTATGGTAAGACAGACCATGAACTGAGACAGTCTCACGATATGTATCTAGATAAAGATGTTGATATAATAAGTTTGTTCGACATGGATGATTTTAATTTGAAAGGAGCAAGTCATTGAAGCATTATAAACTGAAAGATAATATTAATGTTCTGCCAATGCTCAAAGAAGTAGTAATGCAATGGAAAGATTTTGATATAGATACCGGTCGTCAAGATACGATTGAATGTCAGAGAATGACACAGAGTATTAATCTTCGTAAAGCAAAAAAAGAAACGGCAGTAAATATACCACAGGTTCATATCAACGATAACCATAATACGATTGATACAGAAACTTACGAAAGATATCCTAAGATAAAAGAATTTATGAACTGGTTCGAATCCACATACGGAGGAGAGATACATCGTATAGCGATTGTACATCTACCGCCAGAAGGTGTTGTTGATAGTCATATAGATGAAGGTGGATACTACGCAGATAAAGATAGATTTCATTTAGTTCTATCTGGTTACTATAATAACATTGTAATGAAAGACCCTATGCCTGAGAGTACGTTTATTGAAGATGATATTGAGATGTATTCAGCAGGAGACTTATGGTGGTTTGATAATAAGTCGATGCATAATGTAGAGAATATCACTAAGAATATTCCTCGTATTGCAATCATATTTGATGTTCTTGGTTCATACTTTCGTGAAAAAATATAAAAAAAAATTCTAAGTCACTGTTTTAAATGAAAACTTTTTTCACTTTTTATGTGGATTTCTGTTGACAATGTTATAAAAGTGTTGTATATTATATAAGTAAGATGAATTGAAAGAGAGATTTGAAATGACTTGTTTTATTGATGCTGTTGAAAATGCTAAGATTGCTGTTTACAAAGAAGTAGGTGAGTGTGTTGGTCATGCTAAGACTGCTAAGATGTTGAAGTATATTCTTGAGACACACAAGATTGTGAATGAAGAGTTCTACTACGGAAGCACTATGGACTTCGCTGATGAAGTTGGGTTCGCCCATCATGCAGATGCTAAGAAGATTGTCGATGAGTGTTTCGATATGATTAAATGTGAAATGGTTGCTAAGGAGTTAGTATAATGAATGTTGTTGATACAATGCCTAAGATGATTGCAGTAATGAAAGAGATTGTTGCTGAAGAAGTTGACTTTATGTTTCGTGATATGATTGAGACTGGTCAAGGCATCGGTAGCAGTGATATCACTGCTTGTATGAATGCTTGTGTTCCTGCAGTGAATGGTCGCTTCGAAGTTGATATTCCTTTTCTGTGTCACTTGATCCACAATGCAATCGGTGAATTAGAAGAAGAGGTCATGGCATAATGAAAGCATTATTTCAAGCAGTGATACTCAAAGGTAAATCACGCCATGGTAAGAACCGTATTCAACAACATGGCGACCAATGGTTTGTTAAAGAGGTCGGTAAGTTCAATGGTGAAGATGCTATGATGTTACGTTCACAAGACAGAACATTTCCAATTCGCAGTCGAGGTAATCCTAATGAGGAATGGAAAACAGTTCATATACACGATGAGCGTTGGGTGTTACTCAAGAATGATCCAGACTTTCTTTACTTTACATAGGAGTGTATAAATGTTTATTAAAAATTTTCTAGACAATACGTTATGGATTTTTGATGCTACAATCTTTCGCTTCATACATGAACATCCATACATGACGATTGCGTTTATCGCAGGCGTCAATTTTCTAATAGAACTTCCTGGTTGGAACGTAAGATGACAGAAGACTTGTTTAGACATTTGAGAATACATACTGCACAACCAGCAGATAAGCATCCTGAACTTCGGCATGAAGATTATATGCTATATAGAATGAAGCGTGATGACTTAGTGAAGAAAGTCTCTAATGAATTACGACCGTTTGTTGAGAAGTACGATGTTCGTATCGATTGTCTCTTAGACGATATTGAAGATGAGATATGTGAGAAAATAAATGTGGAATAAAATAAGTGATGGGCAAATGCCAGTAGAAGGTCAGAAGTGTTGGTACCATGCACCTCAAGTAGGCACTCATAGAGGTTCCTTTGAGGGATACTACATCAGTGAAAAGAATGTAGTCTATCGTGGTATGCATATCTTCGTGCATGAGAGTGGCAACTTTTATTTGACTGGTGACGTAACACATTGGCATGATGACCAAGAAGAAGAACCGATAGATGTGGATAACTAAATTTAAAAACGACATTCGTGACTTTATTGTACAAGAGAAAGTCGTAGAGTTAGATGAAATTATTGTGCCTTCTATCTATGAAGCACAGACAGATTATCAACTCAGCAAGAAATATGAAGTGACGTTAGTGCATGAGAAAGATGACATGACACAAGAAGAATTCTTCTACTGGTTTGAAGAAAGCAAACAAGAGCGAGTATCGCCGAAGTTTCAGAACAAGCAAATAGCAGAGCATTGGATGAAAAGTCTTGAGCAGAACGCCACAGTCAAATAACGTATCTGACTACGTTAACAAAGAGCAACTTCTTCTTCGCACAGATGACAGAAAATACGTCTGGTGTAAACGAAAGAAGTTAGCAAGAATGTCTCCTGACTTCGACACTGAAGAAGAAGCAGTTCAGTGGATACAGAAACCAGAAGTCTTGAGAAATGAAAAAGAGAAAGTCAATCCCCTAGTAAAGAAAATGAAAGAGATATATTATGCAAGTGATGAGTAAATCAATGTTATATGAAAACATTAGAAAAATAGAAGCAAGTAAACCGGTGCATCATCTGCACGGAAAAAACCAGTTTCAATGTTATGCAGAAAAGTATGCAGATGAAATTTGCAAAATGTGTGAAGAATTAAAAGAAAGTCAATATGCTTCAACCACAGGACTTTTTCTATTAGAGAAGACAGGTAACTCAGTCTTTAGAGAAGACAGAGATGATGTACGAAACAGTTGGCGGACATCTGTGAAAACTATAGTACGTCTTCAGAAGTCTCCGCCTGCATCGCTTGAAGAATTTGAAGAAGAAGAAGTAGAAGAAGTCAATGCTATAGCAGTCGCACATGACAATCTAATCTCGACACTCAACAATGAACTTGCTGATTTGAAAGACAGAGAGAAAGAAATCAAAAGAACACTACGAGCATTGAATGAGTTTAAACCGTAACAAAGATAGTATGCATGAGTTTGTTCACGGACCAACTTATGTTCATGTAACGAAACGTGATGATGTATATCACTATGTCTGTAATCAGTGTTCATCATTTCGTGACAGTACAGTGTTAGTCAGTACGTTTGTCTGTAAGTATTGCGAGAACGTGAATGATAAAATCTTTCTAGTGAGAATAAGCAAACCATCTAAAGTGCTATAGGGTCACTACTTAATAAGTGCGTGAGAGGGAACTGTTACCCTCTCATTTTTTT